TGACGGAGAAGGAAATTATGAAAAAGGTCTACCTCCACTTTCAGAAGAAAGTGCTCAGGAGAGCTGAGCAGACCCATAACTCCACCTCTCCATATAGCAACGCCCTGGAATACGAGCTGAATACTGCCTATGCCAAGCTGATCGGGTCCTTCGGATACCTCAGCAAGTACAATCCCTATGAGGAGGATTAAAATGATAAAGCTCCAGACCAATCCGAATACCAGGTATGAGTTCCCCAATCTCAGCTTCGTCTATGTAATCACTCAAGTAGACGGGGTTATCCACCTTATCCAGGAAGAAGATAATGTGATCATGATTGCTCTGATTCCTGACTATCCTCCACAGATGTTTGACATGAAAGCTGACCTCACAAAAGCTCCCAAGGCTGACTACACCAGAGCGAGAGAACAGCTGAAGGAATACAAGCAGTTGATGGAGTACAACGGCAAATCCCGCGATGTGTACTGCGACATCCACTTCTGGAGTTGATTCCTGATCGGAGCTTTCCTTCTGGAAGGCTCCCGTGAGGATTAGCCTAGGTAGTGGACATCAACTATAAGAAGGAGAAGAACGATGAGAGCACTTACAGTTTTCTTTGACCGTAGGGACCTGGAGATCGGGCGCTCGGACGCTGTGATTGGTATGAACATTTACAAGTAGCAGCTTACCGAAATGCCCACAGTGAAGGTGGGCATACAGCGTGGGTGGTTCCACGCTGCTGATGAGGTAGCCACCTCAACAAAACCCCAAATGGGCAAAGGAGCATCAAATGAAGAAGACATTAGAGCAGTTGAAGGCAGAAGCTGAAGTTGCAGCAAAGGCTTTGAAAGAAGCCGAGGAAGCCGCTCGACAGACTGAGCGTGAAGCCAAAGCTGCTGAGGAAAAAGCCAAGGCTCTGATCAAGGCCAAAGAAACGCAGTACATCAAGATCCAAATCCTGACACAGCTCCACAAAGTGCTGGTAACCACCTTCAAAGATGCCATTCTGGAATCTCCTGAAGTGACTGATCCTTACAGAAGCTGGAAAGAGCCAAACATCACACTTTCTCCTGGAACCAATTATCCTTACATCTATGTCCAGGCTAGAAAAACTGCTGATGCTTGGCATCCTCGCTTCCTTGGCTGGGGAATTGCTCTTACACTAGAGCCGTTCGGCAAGACACGAGTTTATCCTGCTCTGTCCAATGGTGGTTACAGCTACGACAAGATCGTAAAGGTCATCAAAGAGCATCAGGAAGCCAAGATAGTCGCCGAGAGACGAGAAGCTGAGAACAAGATCAGGAAGGCACGAAAGACCGACTTGGCAGGAAGCGTCAAAAAAGATCTTGGTCTGAAGGAAGATAGTGTACTGGTTCAGGGAGTGCTCGAACAAGGATATCGTGACTACAGAGGAAGGTGGTGTCCTAGGTCTTACGAGGCTTCCGATGGACACGTCTGGCTCAATCTTGGCAGCAGGCAGTGTACTCCTGAGCAGGTAAAGATCATGATCAACGCAATGAGACTGGCTGGATTTGAAACCAAATAAGGAGCACTCAAATGAGCAAAAGACCTTACAGTACCAAACTGAACAAATTAGGGATTGATGCCAGAACCGACCTCAGCAAGCAAGAAGAGATAGGCATCATTGAAACTCTCCACGATGCCTTTGAAGAAGAACAATTAAAATACTAAGGAGAAAACATGACAAAAGAAGAATTGACTATTATTTTAGAAAAACACGCATCATGGCTAAGTAATAACGAAGATGGCACTAGAGCAGATCTCTCTAGAGCAAATCTCTCTGAAGCAGATCTCTCTGGAGCAAATCTCTCTAGAGCAAATCTCTCTAGAGCAAATCTCTCTAGAGCAAATCTCTCTAGAGCAAATCTCTCTAGAGCAAATCTCTCTGGAGCAAATCTCTCTAGAGCAAATCTCTATGGAGCAGATCTCTCTGGAGCAGATCTCTCTGGAGCAGATCTCTATGGAGTGAATCTCTCTAGAGCAAATCTCTATGGAGCAGATCTCTCTGGAGCAGATCTCTCTGGAGCAGATCTCTATGGAGTGAATCTCTCTGGAGCAAATCTCTCTGGAGCAAATCTCTCTAGAGCAAATCTCTATGGAGCAGATCTCTCTGGAGCAGATCTCTCTGGAGCAAATCTCTCTAGAGCAAATCTCTATGGAGCAGATCTCTCTGGAGCAAATCTCTCTAGAGCAAATCTCTCTGGAGCAAATCTCTCTAGAGCAAATCTCTCTAGAGCAAATCTCTCTGGAGCAAATCTCTCTAGAGCAAATCTCTATGGAGCAGATCTCTCTGGAGTGAATCTCTCTAGAGCAAGACATTTAATAAAAATAATGGGAGTAGAACATGGTAACTATTATTGGAAAAGATTTGGAAGGGGACTCGTCAATAATCAATACAAATTCAAAATAGGACTCAATACATTAAGAACAAATGAAATATTCGCTTCTGATGAAAGGGTCGTTTACTCCTATCCTGGTTTTCATTTCGCATCTAGATCATGGTGTGCTGTAAATTACCATGATCGACCATTAGAAGCAAAAATTAGGATTCCAGAAAATGCTCAAATTAACGAGCCATGGGCTACGGATGGAAAAGCTTCTGCAGATATGATTGAGATCATACAGGTCTTTGATGTTGCAACAGGTGAAGACGTAACAGATCAATATAGATAAAAAGGAGAAAACTATGGGATATTACATGGACCAGATTGATGGCAACTTTCGTGTTAAAAAAGAGAATCTTGACAAGATGTTCGAAGCTATTAAAAACATTCCAGGTGAAAGTTATGCTTGGGTAAATGGTTTCAAAAATTGTGATCATATCAAAGAGGCTTTACTCGAATGGAGATGGGATCCATATTTCAATGAGAATGGAGATATTTGGCACTTGAGTTTCGATGGCCAAAAATTGGGTGACGACGAGGTTCTCTTCCATGCAATTGCTCCATTTGTAGAAGCAGGTTCTTATATCTGTATGAGAGGCGAGGACGATACATTATGGAAATGGTATTTTGACGGAGAACATTTAAGAGAATTTGCGGGTCGTATCGTTTGGGACGACGAGATCTAGCACTAGATCAAGGACAGGAGAAATCCTGTCCTTTGTTGTGGTACTAGATGTCAACCATAAACAAAGGAGAAAAACTATGAAAGATTACAAGAAGTACAAAACTGTTCGACAATTCGCAAATGCCATTGCTAGAAGTCATGGATGTGGTGCATCAAATGGAATTGTCATTGGGGAAGAAAATAAAGAAGCTATAAAAAAAGAAGAAGTAGTTGATGAAGTGGTTGAGGTCCCTAAAGATCACAAGATGCTGAAACCAAGGGATGGAGAAAATGGATCTTCTCCTCAACAGAAAACAGCCCAAATGGATCCCACTGGTAAGTTCCTGGTTGCTAAGTTCCCCTATGATCCAAAAGATGTTGAGAACATCCGCACCCTGGAAGGTAGACGCTGGGACAGGGAAAAGAAACAGTGGACAGCCTGGGCTAATACCCAGAACATCGAGGCGCTGAAAGCCTGGGGCTTTGTACTCTGTCCCAAGCTTGAGAAAGTTCAACCGGTCAAGAAAGAGGAAGTCAAGGTAGATGAGAAAAAGCTGAACCTTCCCAGTCTGTATCCCTTCCAGCTAGATGGAGTCAAATGGCTAGAATCAAAGGATGGAACGGGATTGATTGCAGATGAAATGGGATTGGGAAAAACCATCCAAGCCCTGGCCTGGTTGAAACTCCATCCTGAGAAGAGAGCTTGTATAGTGGTTCCTGCTTCCCTGAAGCTTAATTGGGCCAGGGAGATCAAAAGATGGCTCCCAGGCACCACCTTTAGGATCTTGAGTGGTACTACCCCACACACTATCCAGAATGGAACCAGAATAGTAATAATCAACTATGACATCCTGGGAAAGTGGGAAAAGGCCATAGGAGCTATGAATCCAGAAGTTCTGGTGGTAGACGAGAGCCACTATATCAAGAATCCCAAAGCCCTCAGAACCAAAGCAGTAAAGGATTTGGCCAAACGCTGTACTCACCAGATCTTCCTGACAGGAACACCTATCACTAATCGCCCTGCTGAGTTCTTCACCACTCTTAACCTTTTAGATCCTCGTGAGTTCCCGTCCTGGTTCTCCTATGTCAAAAGGTATTGCGGCGCCAGAATGGGTCGTTTTGGCTGGGAAATTGGGGGGGCTACTCATACTGACGAGCTTCACGAAAGACTTACCAAGACCCTGATGATTCGCAGAAGGAAAGAGGACGTCCTGAAAGATCTTCCTCCTAAGAGGAGGATGGTTGTCCCGATGGAAATCTCTAATAGAGCAATCTACCAGAATGCTGAGAATGATCTTCTGGGTTGGCTCAAGGAGAAGTTCGGAAGTGGAAGAGCTGAGAAGGCTGCTCAGGCCGAAGCTCTTGCCAGGTTCAACTATCTCAAGCAGTTGGCTGCTGAGGGCGCTAGAGAAATGCAAGTTCAGTGGATTAAGGACTCACTGGGCACTAACGGTAAGCTGGTTGTATTCACGGTACACCATGCTACCATTGATTTCTTAAAGGAAGAACTTAGGGAATATGGCCCGGTAGTGGTGGATGGTAGGGTTAGCCTGGAAGAACGACAAAAGGCAGTGGATAGGTTCCAGAAGGATGAAAACTGTAGGGTGTTCTTGGGTAACATCAAGGCCGCAGGAGTTGGATTGACTCTTACTGCTTCTAGCAATACTGTATTCTGCGAGCTGGGATGGACTCCTGGAGAGCATGATCAAGCAGAAGATAGAGTCCATAGAATTGGACAAAATGCTGACTCAGTCAATGCTTGGTACCTGGTAGCTGAAAGGACTATCATGGAGGAGATGGCTGAGATACTGGACCAAAAAAGAGTAGTTCTGGATGCAGTACTGGATGGTAAGGTGACCGAGGAAGAAAGTATGTTAACAGCTCTACTTAGGAATAGACTGGAGGGATAAAAAGAATGAAACTAATCCCCGTTGATGTATTCTTTGAAATAAATGGCCTAGGGTTTCTTCCCCTTCCCCCAGAAGACTTGGAAGAAGGAGGGGAAAACAGAAGGATAAGGGAACTGGACAATGGCTCTGATGAACTGTACTGGGAGCAACCTACCTGGGAAGGAGAGGAAATCAGACATGGAAAAGATGAAGAGGACGAGGACGAGAATGATTATTCCTAAAATTCCTGGTGGATATATGGATGGTCCTCCAGAAAGTTGTCCCAAGGCCGTCAACTACTGCCCAAATCCAGTCAAGTATGAAACCCTGAGATTAGTAGAATACATAAGATGTGAAAAGTGCTCCTCCCAATGTTCCCAGAAACATGAGATGGACGTAGGAAGAAGAAGAAGAATTTCACTCCAAAGGAACGGAGAATGAACTTCCATCAATTGGTAAAGGATTTCAAGTTACCTTATGCCAGCCCTGGTCAACGCCACTATCGCCAGGGCTGGATAAATATGCCCTGCCCCTTTTGCTCAGGCAATCCTGGAAATCACCTGGGGTTCTGCCTGGATCCTTCCAGCATATTCCATGGAAGATTTGTATGCCATAGATGTGGAGGGAAGAATACTTTCCAAGTCATATCAAAACTTCTCCAAATCACGGAAGAAGAAAAAGTATGGGGATTGCTATTTCGCTATCATATCACTCGTTCAGCACCCCTCCCTGTAACTAAACCCAAGCTGAGGATGAAACCCCTCAGAAACGTCAATTTGCCACCAAAAACGATGTGTCTAGGGAAAGTTCTCGGAGCAGTTCGCTACCTCCGAAAGAGAGGATTTGATTTTGAGGAGCTTGAAGCCCTCTGGGGAGTTCAGGCGACAGGCCCGGGATCACTGGTCAATACAGAAAGAGGATCACTGGATTTCAGTTACCGATTGATAATCCCGATCTATCATCAAGACAAACTCGTAACCTATCAAGGCCGAGACTGGACCGGGAAGAGCACCAAGAAATATCTGTTTGCCCCACCAGAAATAGAGAGCCGATCTGCTAAAAACCTCCTATATGGACTGGAAAAAGTAGAATCAGATGAGGTGGTCCTTATGGAAGGAGTAACGGATGTTTGGAGGTATGGAAAAGGAGCTGTTGCTTGCTTTGGAATAAGCTACAGTCAACAGCAAATGCTAGAGCTAGCAAAGCGTTTCACCAAGGTGATAGTGGTATTTGATTGGGAAGCAAGGGCCAGGCTCCAGGCTCGAAAGCTCATCAAGGAGCTAGAAGAATGGGGAGTGGATTGCACTATGGTTAAACTTCCCAAGGGGAAAGACCCTGCTGAAATGAACCGAGAAGAATTGAAAGGATTGGTGAGATGAAGATCAGAACTGGGTTGATGGTGATAGTTGTTGCTTTGGTGCTGTCAGGGTGCGTTCCTACCACCAAATGGGTAAAGCCTGATACACCTCAGGAGCAGCAGGACAAGGAGTGGGCCGAATGCGCCTATGATGTTGAGAAGGCATTTGCTGGCGTGAATCCAAGAGCCATTCAGGGATTTGGTCTCCAATATGAGAGAGGGAAGTTGTTCAGGCAGTGCATCGAGCTCAAAGGATTCAGGAAGGAGAAAGTTCAATGAAAAGACTACTTGAGTGGTGGGCGTGGCTATTCGTTTATAGATCGCACATGAGCCACCCAGACTTGTGTCCCAGGTGCTGGAGAAAGACCACTAAGATCGTGTCTGGGTGGTTTAGGTCTTCTGGACGATATCCTGAAGTTGATATCATTGGGAACTCCAAGCACCTCTGTCTGGCTTGTGGAATGGGGTATCGGTGGTCTAATCCCAAGTAAGGTGGGCATAGAAAATTTCTCTTTACTTACCGGGGAGGTTCTAATATAATAGTTGGCACCTTCCTGGTAGTTTCCACAAAGTCTTGAGAGGGGGGCGCCTGAGGTTGGCCCCCAAAGGTCGCTAGTATCCACGGCATACTGGCAGCTCCCCTCAAAACAGACCACCTCCAGGTGGGCCGTGGTAGCCGGTTCAGTCTTTCTGATGAATCTTTAAACGAGAACTCTTTTGGGCTAGAACAAAGGGGTTATTTTCTGATGAGAGAAGTTGATTATGATATCCAACAAGAACCCATCGTAATGTCCAAAGGTTTGATAGATCTCCTCCTCAAGGAGGAAAAGGCCAGCGACTTAATTGGATTGTACACCTTCTATTACTACACTGCAAAATGGCAGCATACCAATCAACCCAGAGCAACCACAGCCTATACTGCCAAAGGTCTTCACTGGACTGAGGAAAGAGTCCAAGCTCGTAAGAAGATCTTACTTGCATTGAACTTGATAGAAGATGTACAGACCAAAAATGAGAAAGGCCAGATAACTGGGCACTATGTTAAAGTCAAGTTCATATGGGGTAAAGCTGCTGCAGAACCAATAAAAAGCCACCCCCCAGAAAATCCAGGGGATGGAACAAGTGGAAATGATACAAAAACCACCCCCAGCAATTTCCAGACTCTGGCAAGTCAGGGGGGAAATTCTTTAAGTTCTTATAATAGAAATGCTTTAAATTATAATAACAATACCTTGGGTAGCGGCTGCGCCGCTATCAAGTGTATGGAAAGCTCTTCCCATTCAGTAAAATCTTCCCCACCAGTTCCCAGGAAGCGTACGAGACCTGTCCCAGAAGTTCCTTCTACAGAAGCTCCTTCCCAGGACAAATCTCCTTCCCAAATAACTCGTGACATCGGCCGGGATATATTAAAGCACCAGGGGGAAGGGCTTTGGAATCTGCTAAAGAAGACCAGAGGGGTTGAACGTCTTCCCAGCGGATCTGGATATTGGTTTCAGCAATGTACTATTGTAGGGCAAATGGTTACAGATCTACATCTGGACAAGGATAGAATATTGAATCTAGTCAATTGGCTATACTCACATCACAGTGATGAATATGTTCCCAGATTCTTTGATGCTTTTGATTTTCGCCAGAAGTTCTTCAAGTTGGAAGATGCCATGAAGAAGTCAGGAAATGGAAGGAACCTACCAGGCGAAGGAGCTAAACACCATGCCCCAAGAAATGGAAACGTTGACTACACCAAAAACACCATCCATATCAAGTTGTAGGGTGGGCCTGAAGGTGTATGCTAGGGTGGAAGAAGCTCGGAAGTTCGTCCGATCCCGGGGAGTACCTAGACGTTACCAGGATGCCACTCTTAAAGATTTTCCAGAAAAGCAACTATACCACGAAGATCTGAGTGGAAAGTCCTTCTATATCCATGGGCCTGTAGGATGCGGAAAGACTCACCTCCTGTGTGCTCTCTTGAGAGAAGCTTCCTATGGAGTGTCTAGCAGATTCATATCCTCTGATGAACTTCTCCAGTTAATCAAGGACTCTTTCAATCAAAGATCTGTCCCCAGTTGGGATAGGGAGGAGGAGGAAGCCCACTCAGGAGTCATTCTGGATTACCTATGTGAGATTGAGATTCTGGCCCTGGATGATCTGGGAGCAGAAAGGATAACCAAGTGGTCTGCCGCTACCATTGGGTACATAATCAATCGCCGATACAATGATATGAAGCCCACCTACATCTCTAGTAATCTGGATCTGAATGAGTTGTCTGAACAGTTTGATGCTCGCATCTCCAGTAGGCTCAGTCAGATGTGTGTCTGCATACACCTGGACGGGGCAGATAGGCGTACCTGTTAATGGGAGAAGACGATCGAAAAGTTAATCTGATACGTCGTCTGATGGTAGCTACAGTGGTTGATACTGGGTTTCTCCAGGGACTTCGTCCCATATGGAGAGAAGACCTAGTGGGACCTGGGTGGCGCTGGTTATCTGAGAAGTGCTTTACTTATCTGGACAAGCATGGAGAAGCCCCAGGAAGAAACATCCAGCTAATATGGGAAGCTGAAGACTTTCTGGACCCAGAAGTACGCTCCAGTTTGGAGACCATTTTATCAGGATTGTCTGAGGAATGGGAGTCATCAGGAGAGCCTTTGGCTTCCCAGCTCCTTTTGGAAATGGCTCAAAACCATTTTGCCAAGGAACTCTATCTCAACAAATCCCTGGAATTGGAAGAAGCAGCAGAAGCTGGAAACCTATCTAGGTGTAAGGAAATTGTTGAGGGAGAACTCAAACCACCTTCTATACTCTCCACAACCATAATTGATCCCTCCGATCACTCAGACCTATGGAAACAAGCCTTTGAGGACGAGTCTTCCAGCTTGGTAAAACTTGGAGGAGCTTTCCAGGAACTTGTGGGCTCACAGATTACCAGGGACTCTTTCACTGCCTTCCTGGGAAAAGAGAAGGTTGGGAAGACCTGGTTATTGCAAAGCATAGCCTTTGCTGGGGTGAAGGCTGGGAGTCGCGTTTTATTTTGCCAGTGTGGAGACTTGAGCCTTCAGCAGCAATTGAGAAGGATAGGCATACAACTAACAGGAAGGAACAACCGCTCCAGATATAACACCAGTCTATTGTCTCCAGTACCTGATTGTTTCTATTCTCAAGATGGATCTTGTCAAAGAAAGGAGAGGATTGGAGCTGGTAGCATCATTAAAGATAAAGACCAGAAACCTTATCCAGAGCTTGAGAACTTTAATGAGGTAAATGGATATGAGCCCTGCTCCTTTCGATGTAGATTCTTCAGAGGTAGTAGTTGGTGGAAGATGTCCCCTCCAGAAACTGATCTAACCTGGGAGGATGCTTACCGAGCTTTTCTCAGATGGAATAGAGCCACTGGAGGGAAACTCCGTCTAGATAGGTTTCCAAACCGAACAGCTACCATTGAACAAATAGACAGAAATATTCGACAGCTCTGGGAAACTAAAGGATGGAGACCAGAAATAATAATTCTGGACTACTTGGACATATTTTGTCCTGAACCTAATGGACCAAAAGAGTTTCGCCATCAAGAGAATACCAGATGGGCTGCTGCAAGAAGATTAAGTCAGGATTGGGAATGCGCCGTTGTGACGGCCACCCTGGCACCGAAGGACACTTATAGAAGAAGACTCATATCTGAAGGAGATTCTTCTGAAGACAAGAGAAAAGCAGCTCATGTTACTGCCTACTTTGGGTTGAACCGGGATCACCATGACAAGAGAAGACACTGGTTGAGGATCAATCCTCTATTTATACGGGAGGATGACTTTGATGTATTTGATCAAGTAACTGTCCTCCAGCTTATTGAGAGGGGACAACCCAACCTTAGCTCATTCTGGTATAGAAAGGAAGGGAAAGAATAAATGGCATGTTGTGGAGGAAGATCCTGTCCAGTGTGTGGGGAGAGGATGAATGGTAATAAGTGCTCTGATCAAGAGTGCGGTTATGTGGAAAGTTTCCAGGACATCCGAAACTGGACGGAGGTGGAGAAAATAGAGGAGAGAAAGAAAAGTTAGGAGGAAAGTGATTTTTTTCTTTTACTTTTTAAGAAAATCTATTATACTATTATCTGTAGTTGATAGATGATGGCCCCCGGCTAGGGTAGCTCCTGAAAAGTCCTACCTGCCCGGACCTGCCTGGGGGCCAACCAAGGGCAGGATCAAAAACCATAGAGAAAGGGGTAGGATATGGACCGCAAGATCATGATCAATGAGATTGTAGCTGCTAAGGATGAAATGTTTGTTAGTGATCCTAAAGGCAATCCCTATTGGAGAAGCTTCACATCAAAACCATGGAGGAATACAGGGTTTGGAGTCTGAATGAGGAAGAGCGGAATCGGTCCGCATCCATTCTCAAGAACCAAGGCCCGGACACCCTGCTGGCAGTTCAAGCTGGCATTTTACCAGAAGAGGAGAAGAAAATGGCTAAGGACAAGAAGAAGAAGGAAAAAGCTCCAGAAGTTCCCAAATTTGCTGCTGATGACCGCAGTGCCTTTGAAGCTTTGGCAGTTGCCTGCTGGGAGGAGGATGACCGACCAGACATCTCTGAGATGACAGATGACCAGGTGTCTCAGGAACTGAAAGAAAGTCTGGGTCTTCTGGCTCCGGAGGACAAGGAAACCATTCTGGCCCTGGAAAATGGGAAGGCCAACTGGGCCTACCTGGAAGATCTCATGAAGGACCAGGCTGAGGAGAAAGCGGAAGTCAAGGAGAAGGAAAAAGCCCCCAAGGAGAAGAAGCCCCCCAAGGAGAAGAAAGAAAAGGTCCCAGCAATTCCCAAATATACCCGCAGTGAAGCTTTTGCTGACGCCCTCCGCAAGTCCCCTACCTCTGTGAAGGAACTCATCACCAGCTCTGATAAGCTCTATGCTTCTCAAGGGGGCAAGTCCAACGAGAAGGAAGCCCAGACGATTTGCCGGTTCATACTTCCGGCTCTGGAAGCTCTGGGGGTAGTGACTCTGTCCGGGACTGATATCGCCATCAACATCAAACTCTAAACCCGATTTCTTTTCAATCATTCTTTTTACCGGGGGGAGATCCCTTCCCCCGGTAATCCTTATTTCGCAGGGTGAACAATTATGCCGTATGCCCAATGCTACTCCTACGACCTCAATGAGCTTAGGAAAAAAGCATCCCAAAGCAGTATCTGGGAAGGATTCCCGGATTGCTCAGGCAAAGCCGTGTTTATCAAACCAAACCTCGTCACTCCCCCCAACCGATTCGATTACCAATCATGCACTCACGTTAACTTAGTCCGAATAGTTGCAGAAATGGCGCTGGAAGGTGGTGCGGATAAGGTGGTGATAGGAGAGTGTGGGTTTAAGAATCAATGGCAGAAAACCATGGAATTCTGCTCCTACCAGGACCTTTTATCCCTAAGTCCTAAGATCGAGATTATACCCCTACAGGATGGCCCTAACTTCCACAAATTTTCCCTAGTGAGACTTACCAAAGGGGAGTACCTCAGCCTGTACGGCGTGAAGTTCTCCGATTACCTTCTGGAATGCGATCTGGTAATTAATATCCCTAAACTGAAAATGCACTCCATGGCCTTTATTACCGGTGCCATTAAGAACATGATGGGCACTATGGCCCAAAAGGGTAGTATGCACCCTAAAGCAGATCCCTCTATACTCCATAAAAGGTTAAGGGACTTTTACCTATTGATACAGCCAAGGATTAAATTTTGTTTAATGGACGGGATAATAGGTGCAGAATACTGCGAGCAGTATGGAGTACCTGTACAATCCAATTTACTGATATCAGAAACAGATTGCTGGAAGTTGGATTGTATGGCTGCTTCTGCTATGTCAGTAAAGCCATCAGAAGTTCCCTACCTGAGCTTGATAAAGAGGTTCAAGATGGAAGAATGGCCAGAGTTGATTCCTTTAGAACTTCGTAAGCCTTATGAAAGACCATTGGGTTGGAGAAAAGATTGAAAAGGGATATATCCAAATCTAAATTTTCATCCATAGTGGGATGGAGAGGGGATAGCCTAGTGTGTCCTCAGGCCTTTGGTGGGGATATTTACGCTGGCTGTTCTATGGATTGTTGGTGGTGCTTCTGTCGGGAGATGGAAGAAGAGCTGTACAATAAATACTACTCAGGATGGAGCCGGAACCTAGTGAGACCTTGTGATCCAGAAGATTACCGAAGGCTGTTTGATAAGGCTTTTGGTAGTGATAAGGATTACCGGGATTGGTTTGTATCCTGCCTGAGGCAAGGACTACCTTTTAACATGGGTAGTAAGGCGGAAACCTTCTGCCGGGAGGATGTGGACTTAGGTGTAGACAGTGTAGTGGTAAAGGTGCTGAAAATATTCCTAGAGTACCAAGTGCCCATAATATTTCAAACCAAATCCCACTATGTTGGCCTATCCCGCTACTTGGATATTATCAAGGAACTCAATTGTGCTGTAGTGGTAAGCGTAATGGGCGGAACAGATACCCTAAACTATGAACTGGAGCCAGGATCTCCCTGTGCTTCTGCCCGTTGGTACTTAGTGAAAGAATTATTGAAAAGAAAGATCTGGACAGCAGTTAGATGGGAGCCCATAATGCCCGGCATTAACTCCTCCCGAGAAGTCCTGGAATCCTATGCTGAGCAGGTAAGTAAATCAGGAGCCCGCCATGTGTCCTGGTACAACTACCGAACATCCAATGCCCGCCGGGCTCAAGTAGAGTTCGAGTCCAGGGGGTATAATTACATAAAGATGTTAGAAAAGAATCTTGATTCAGAGTGGAAACCTGTAGGGGATATTTTCCTAGAGGCTCTGTCCTCCAGAGGAGTTCGGCAATCCACCCCAGACTTTGTGAATTTTCCTTTTTCCAATAGCTGTCAGAGCTGCTGCGGGGTGGATGGTCTCTTTACCCCTTATGAATTTACTTTCCAGCATGCTTGCCGCCTCATATTGGATAAGGGATTTGTTAATTGGGAGGATATGGAAAGTATATCCTTCAAAGAACCCAAAGCCTATGAAAGAATGAAGGCCATATGGAATGGAGGAAGAAAAGATTACTATTCCTTGGCCGATAGTCCTGGGGTAGTGATTCTGGATAAGGATAAAAAGGGATTCAACGTGTACGGCAAATCGGATGCTATACCCTCTGGAATGAAAAAGAAAAAGATAGGCTTTGGTTTGAATCTTAAATAAGGATAGATACCTTGGATTATTATGAAATCCGATCCAGAGCTTCCAAGTTGATTCCCAGGTGGAATCAGTTTTTACCCAATGAGGAGAAGAAAGGAGCAGTTAAAGAGAAAGGCCGGAAGAGCAATTATCATCAGTTCCACTTGGAAAGAGGTAAGTGGGAGAAGAGGGAGCGTCTTCTCAACACTGAAGAGATCAATAGCTTTCTGGAAATTTCTCTTCGAGCTCAGGCCTGTCCCATGCCTCTCAACCTCGATACGTGGGATGGTCTTCTCTGCCCGTTTTTGTGTAAGTATTGCTATGCAGATGCCTTCCGAGCGTCTTTGTACACTTCCTTCTTTGATAACAGCAAATCCGTGGGATTACGCCACTGTAACCCCGACTTCTACCGAAGGGAACTAGACAAACTCTTCAAGCTCCGTGGAACCGATGTTCATCAGCTCCAAGGAGTCCGAAAAGCAGTGGCCATGGAAATCCCCATCCGGTTTGGGATAAGGTTTGAAGACTTTCATGGGGTGGAAGGAAAACGGGGCATTTCCCTGGCCATGCTCCAATACCTATCTGAAAATGCTTATCCTATCATGATCAATACGAAGTCTGGATTAGTAGGCAGGGAGGATTATGTACGAGCACTAGCGAGCAATCCTGCTGGGTCAGCTGTGCACATTACGATGATAAGCAGTCAGGAAGATCTTCTTAAGAGGATAGAACCAGGGGCACCCCCATTCTCCCAGAGACTGGAAGCAGCAAAGAACCTAGCAGATGGAGGGGTTCGGGTGGTGGCCCGAATAGAACCATTCTTGGTATTCCAAACCGATCATCCAGATGATGTGGAAGAATACTGTGAGAAAACCTGGGAAGCAGGTATTCGCCACATCACCTTTGACACTTACAGCTACAGCGCTTCCAATCCAGGAATAAGAAACAACTTCATCAAATTGGGAATAGACTATGACCGGATGTTCCTCCTGGGTTGCGATAGCCAAGGGGTGGGTTCTCTCCTCCTGGAATCCTTCATGAAGATATTTCGGGCAAAGGGATTTAGCTGTTCTACCTTTGACTTGGGATGTGTTCCTAATAATGACCAAGCCATCTGTTGTGAAGTAGGAGATTGGTTTAAAGGAGGATTCAATTGGGGTAGTATTGTGGGAGCTATTCGTCTCATAAGGGATAGAGGGTTGACCCCAACCAGTTGGGTTGACTTTGAGAATTGGGTGGAAGAAAGAGGAGGATTTCTCACCCCTCAACTAAAATTAAGTGTCCATGAACTCTGGAATGTCCAGGGGAATGATGCCTATTCAGTAGTTTGGGGACAAGGAATAGTTCCTGCTGGATGGAATGACAGTGGAATAATCTGGCAATATCGAGAAGGAGAAGACTTCAGAAAGGACATGGTATGAAAATTGCTAGCACAGGAATACAAGCCTTTGCTCATGCTGCAGCTCTAGACAAGGATGGGCGTCTGAGTAACACTATTTATTGTGAAGGTAAAGACATCTTCATCCTCAACCAGGACAACTCAGTACTCATCCGGTTTCAATTCTCTAACCAGGAATTTGAGCACTCTGTTTGCTTTCGAGCAGAAGACTATGATAGCAATGAGCTATATGAAAAGGAAGGGAAGATAGTCTTCGTCCAGAAGAGTGAAGAATGGGTTAGAGAAAAATCCTGTAGAACTCCCGGAAGAACTCCTGGGGAGGTTCGCCAGCTTTGGAAATCTCTTCGTTTTCCACGAGGACCAAAAATTCATCTCTCCTCCTCCATTCTTCCTCTCTTGGACTCTTCTCTCAGTCATATTGAGTTTTCTGTAAAGAAAGGCAAGTTTCAACTTTGCCAGAAAAACATCTACACTGGAGTTTCTTCTCAAATGGAAAAGGCAAAGTCCTCCATGATGGGAAGTGGGGATGAACTGGGGGATAAGGAGTATGGTCCTATTGGGATGAGAACTGGGGACTTTATGGCTCTGTTCAGCTTCTGTGAAGCTTTGGAAATCACCTTTCCCAAAGATCCCATGGAAGGTTACTTTTATGTAAATGGTCCCAAAGTGGCGGGATTGCCCAGTAATCTTCAAGCTTTTGTTTGTATGTGTATTTATGATGAATTAGGGGATATTCAGTACTTGCTCAAACAGGAGGATTCCAATGGGCGGGAAGAGCAGAAAGAGCGGAGGAGTGAGCCGGGAGTTGATCGAAAGGTTAAAACGAGGACCAAAAGCCGAAACCAATAAATGCAGATCTTCCAAGAAGAAAGAGGAGGAACCCAAAGGTGGATTCTTTAGTAAAAAGCAATAGTCCCACGTCCTATCTACTGAAGATGGAATGGTTCAAGCTTCGGCCTACTTTTTGGACCTCAGAAGCTTATCTGACTTGTGTTCCTGGTCTGACTTCCTTCCGCTTCAAGGGTAGCAATTGGCTGGAGGATGAGGAAGGAGTATGCTTATTTCCTCCCATAACTGACCGAGGAACATATGACCTATCAGTCCAATCCTGGGCAATTCCTTCAGATCAATTACGAGAAGATTTCTCCTTTTTGGATTGGGAGTATATTTACCACTCAGAGAACTTCCTGGACCTGTCTGGGAGTAAGTGGGAAGTATTCCGGAAAAACTCTCGCAAATGGATAAAATCTCATCCTCATTGGACATACTACTCTTTGAAGGACTGGGGGAAGTCTCTTGAGTCCTTACTTATCAAATGGTTGGAAAACAAGATAGAGGAAAAGATTCATGATGGGGAAGTCATGCTCAATTACCTCTCCCAGGGAAATGGGCAGATATTTGGGTTGTGGGAAAAGGATAGATTGGTAGGATTCAACTGTTGGGATCTCAACTATCGTTGGGTGAACTTCCGTTACAGTTTTGCTGATCCTGGAGAACCTTGGTTGTCTGAGTTTCTCCGGCTCCTATTTTATCAATCTCAGTCTTACCTGGAAGTTAATGATGGAGGTATTCTGGACAATCCCAATCTGGAACGGTTCAAGGACAAACTCCATCCTGTAGAAAAGAACAAGGTTCACTCTTCTGTAGGAAAAGACTATGCTAATTGAACCTGATGAACTTGAAGATTGGTGGGAGAAGCACTGGAAAGATATGCCTGAATTTTCTCAAGAGGACCAGTCGCCAGTTCAGTCTATACTTGTTCATTTCTACACTAAGGAAGATGTTCAAGATTTTGCCAAACTGGTTCAACAAAGGATAACTACAAGGACTAGGTTTATCAGGTTTCCCAATTCAGAAAATGCCAAGTTAAAAGAGATGGGATGGTTTGATGAATCCTAAATATCCAGTGTACATTATCTCTAAAGGCCGATGGAAGTCCAGGTTGACTAGCAAAAGTCTGGAGCGTATGAATGTTCCATATAGAATTGTAGTGGAACCCCAGGAATGGAAAGAATATGCTAGGGTTATCCACCGCAACAAGATCCTGACCCTACCATTTAGCAATCTTGGTCAAGGTTCTATCCCTGCTAGAAACTGGGTCTGGGATCATTCTATACAAGAAGGGCATAAAAAGCACTGGATACTGGATGATAACATAGGTTGTTTCTACCGGTTAAACCATAATCTAAAATATAGGGTTTGGTCTGGAACCATTTTCCGGGTGGCTGAGATCTTCACTGATCGTTACAGTAATGTAGCAATCTCAGGGTTTAACTAGGAATTGCTAATCCCCAGAAAAAGAAAAAATCCTCCTTTCTACTTAAACACAAGGGTGTACTCCAATCTCTTAATCCGTAATGATCTACCATATAGGTGGAGAGGTCGGTACAATGAAGACACAGATCTTTGCTTACGAGCATTAAAAGGAGGATGGTGTACCATCTTGTTCAACGCTTTCCTGGCAGATAAAATAGCTACCATGTCCATGAAAGGAGGTAATACAGATGAGCTATACAAGGATGATGGCCGGCTGAAAATGGCTCAGTCCCTAGTAGACCAACACCCAGATGTAGCAAGGGTTTCATTTAAGTGGGGAAGACCCCAACACCATGTAGATTATTCCAAGTTCAAGAAGAACAAACTCAAGCTCAAACCAGGATTGGAAATACCAGAAGGAATCAATGAATATGGATTGGTTCTGAGAAGAGTGGAGGTGTAAGATGTTTTCGAGGGAGAATGCAGACAACAATGAGATCAGAAAAGTTCTCAAAGAAAAGTATCCTGACCTCATTTATGTCTCCAGAAAATCTATCAATGCTGACTGTTATGTGATGAATTCCAATGGACTTATCCTTCACCAGAAGGCTAAAGCCTTCGAGATTTTGGAATTGCTTACCGCTCCTAGAATCAACTTCTACACTCCCACAGTAAAATCTTCAGGTCCAGGAGGTGATGTTCCAGTTTCTATTGAGAACCAGATAGAATATTGGAAGATTCAGAAGGACAAGTTGTTACAACAAAGGACCAAAGCTTATCCAGATTGGAAGAGAAGGTTGAAAGAAATGGAAACCACTATCAAAGAACTGAGGAGAGAAATATGAAAGCATTGGATCTTAAACGCACCTTGGAATTGGTAAAACCAGGCTTGGCCCGGAAGGAACTCCTGGAACAGTCCACCAGTATTATCTTCCGGAAAAACCATATCTTCACTTTCAATGATGAAGTGGCTGTGGTGGCTCCCCTGGATACTGGGATCACTGGAGCAGTTCCTTCAGATCCTCTGTACGCCTTTCTTGGAAAATTGGGAGAAGGAGCTGAGATCAAGGTGGAAGCTCCGGAGAATGAGTTCAGATTCTCCTCAGGAAGAAATCGAGCTGGAATCCGAAGAGATGAAGATATCAAACTGCCCCTGGATGAGGAGATACCGGAGCCCGAAGAATGGATTGCCCTCCCGGAAAAGTTCCTAGAGGCTCTGAGAAGGATCTTGTTCAGCTGTGCTGGGAGCGGCCATAGACCTATCCTCACCTGTATCCACATAACTAAGGATTGGATGGAAAGCTGTGATGGATATCGTATGACCCGGGCTAAAGTCCGATGGGAATCAGAGGATAATCTTTGTATTGTGGGAAAGAATCTGGAGAAGCTTGCCCAATATTCTCCCACCCACTTTGGACCTTCTTCCAACTGGATCCAATTTAAGAACCAGGGTGGAGTACGTTATGCTGTTCGTGTAGTAGATGGAGAATACCCAGACTTGGACAAGTTTACTGAAGTAGAAGGAGAGGAAATTGAGTTTCCAACAGAGATGGAAAATGCTCTGGATTGGGCTGCCATCATCGTAGATTCTTCAATTAAGTTCACCCAAAAGATAGATGTTAGCATCGGAAAAGGCCAGTGTACTGTTAAAGGAGAAGGTCCAGAAGGCTGGGCGGATAAATCTGTTCGTATGAAGTATTCTGGAAAACCCATAACCTTCCAGGCCCATCCACAAATGCTAAAGGAAATGGTCAAACTTGCCAGTAGGACCACTGTGGGGGACAAGTCCATAAAGATCGAAGGAGAAGATTTCATTCACATCATATCCCTGGAGTAAAGATGATCTTATACCCAAGGAAAAAGAAATTCAAATGTAAAGTCTGCGGAGAGCCCATCCACTGTGAGAATGCTACGCATGACAGTTGTAAGGAGGATGGATTGGATTCCGGCGGCCGAAGGCGAATAAACATATACCTCGACCGAGCTTACAAGGAGATAAAGGAAGGACTTTCTAGCAAGGTGAAAACAAAAACCTGGTCCAAGAAAGATGGGAAAGACAAGCTTCGAGAACTGTTCCCAGATATGGTGGATAGACTATGAATAATGGATTCTTCAAAAACTCTCATGATCCAGCTTTGTCCTCCCGCATTAAGTTAACAGGATGTTCCAGCTGTGGCCTATCCTCGGGTTGCCTTCATCCAAAGATGGAACCCACTGGACAAGGACAAAAGAAGATCCTTTTTGTGGCTGAAGGACCTGGAGAGGATGAAGATAGACTGGGGACCCAACTCATAGGGAGAGTGGGGCAAAGGCTCAGAAGAACAATACAGGAAATGGGATTTGATCTGGACAAAGATTGTAGAAAGACCAATGCTGTACGATGCCGCCCTCCTGAGAATAGGTCCCCAACAGGCCTGGAAATATCCCAATGTAGAAATCACATATTTGAGGAGATAGAGAAATCCAAACCCCAGGTGATAATTCTCCTTGGGGGATCGGCTGTTCTCTCGCTATTGGGAGATAGATGGAAGGGAAATTCAGACTTCACCGTTAGTAGATGGAGAGGATTGACCATACCTGATCATGAATTAGAAGCCTGGGTTTGTCCCACCTTTCATCCCAGCTATGTGGAGAGAAGTGACCACTATGCCCCAGCCGTGGATGTTATATGGAAAAGGGATCTCAAGAGAGCATTGAACTTATGCGGAACTCCTCTCCCTGAGAAGCCTGACCCTGAGATCAGAATGTTAAAGGGAAAGCAAATAGAGGAGTATTTGCTTGGATTGTGGAGAAGAGGAAAGTCAACAGATATGGTAAAAACCAAGTTTCCCTTTGCTGGTCTTACTCCAGGGACGGAAGAGTGGATGATCTATTGGAAGAACAACCGAAAGCAGCAGAGAAATATGCTAATGTACCAAAGAAATCCAGTACTGTTGATTTCCCCATCTCCTCTGACCATAGCCTTTGACTATGAGACCACTGGATTAAAACCTTATCGGGAAGACCATAAAATACTATGTTGCTCTATAGCTGAAAGTCCTGACCTGGTAAATGTATGGATGTGGAGCAAGGGTTCCATACCAATGTTCAATGAGGTGATGAAATTAGGAACCATAATGAAGATTGCTGGTAATATCAAGTTCGAGCACATATGGACACGCCAGATATGTAGATCAGAGATTCAGGGATGGTGGTGGGATACAGTAGTGGCCGGTAAAACCTTAGATCACCGGCCAGGGAATAGCAATGTGAAGTTCCAAGCATACAGTCGTCTGGGGATCATAGATTATGGCAGTCGAATCCAGCCCTTCATATCCTCTACAGATGGTACTAGCAATGGATTCAACCGTCTCCAGGAGATTCCATCCAGAGAGTTAATGGAGTATTGCGCAATGGATTCTGCTCTGGAATATGGGATAGCTCTGGACCAAAGGAAGGAGATGGGATATGCCTAAAATATGGGCTGCAACCAAAGAGGCATATCAACTATTCCATGATGGGTCCCTGGCTCTGGCTGAAGCAGAATTCAATGGAATAAGATGTGATCAAAACTACTGCCGCCGTATGATCTCCAACATTGAGAGACAGGTCAAATCCCTGACTTCTCAACTGGACTCCACTGAGATAGGAAAAATCTGGAGAACCAGATTCGGCTCCCAGATGTCTTATTCCAGCGATACCCAGCTCCGAAAGATCCTTATAGAAGATCTGAATTTCAAGTCCAACAAGAAGACTGCCAAGGGCAACATATCGGTGGATAAGCAGGTTCTGGAATCTGTGGACAGGGAGGATGTTCGGCTCCTAATGAAAAAGAGAAACCTAGAGAAGATGTCTGGAACCTACCTGAAGAACATTTTGGAAGAATCCTTAGCAGATGGATACATCCACCCCTTCTTCCATCTCTCTGAGTTTAGTGACTCAAAGGCTGGAGGAGCCAGAAGCTTCCGTGGCAGTAGTTCTGATCCAAACTTTCAGAACCAGCCAAATAGGCATGAGGATGACAGGAAGCTTATCCGAAGAGCCTTCCTTCCCAGGCCGGGCCATAGGATTGTCGGGAGGGATTATGGGGCTATGGAGTTCAGAATCTCAGCTTGTCTTCACCAAGATCCAAACATGATAAGGTACATTGAGAATGGAGATGATCCCCATCGAGATGTAGCTTCCCACTGCTTCCTACTTGATCCAGATCTTTGTACAAAGAAATGCGGGGAGTATGGAAAGAATATCCGGCATGTAGGAAAGAACAGTGTGACCTTTGCCCAGATGTACTTCCAGGAGCCTGAGAACACTGCTGAGGGAATATGGAAAGCCATAAAAGATATGGACCTCAGAGTTCCAAATGATCCAGAGAAAAAGCTCATTTCCCACCTCAAGGATAAGAAAATTGGAACCTTTGACTCTTTCAATAATCATATTGTAAGCAAGGTCATCCCTTGGTTCTGGAATGAGATGTTCCCAGAGTATGGTAGATGGAGAATAAAGTGGTTGGAAGACTATAACAAGAAAGGATACTTCGATATGATAACTGGGTTCAGAGTGGAGGGGGTCCTATCGAAGTACCAGCTGGGGAATTATCCAATCCAAGGGCCAGCTTTCCATTGTCTTCTATGGTCCATGATTCAAGTCCATAAGCTTTGGAAGGAGAAGAAAGCTAATAGCAAGCTAATTGGACAGATCCATGATGAATTAACCACAGATGAACCTGGGGAAGAGTTTGAGGAGAACCAGAAGATAATACCCAGAATAATGTCAGAGGACATAAGAAAATCTTGGCCTTGGATAGTTGTACCACTTTCTGTTGAATCCTCAGCAACTCCTGTGAATGGTAACTGGTACGAAAAGAAGGATATTTCCTAATGAGTCGATTATGTGAATGTGGTTGTGGTGGTATTCCAAACCCAGGAAATAGATTTATTAGAAACCATCACGCTAGTTGGTATGAAAAGAAAGGAGTTTAGATGCCCCTACACACTGACTATCGGCCGACCAAACTTGATTCCATAACAGGAAACCAAGATACAGTCCAAGCTCTCAAAGTCCATCTCCAGAAGAAGTCCCCGAACAGGAGCCTTTTGTTCATTGGACCTTCTGGATGTGGGAAGACCACCCTGGCTATCTGTGTTGCTAATGAGCTTGAAAGCTATGATGACTGGAACTTCTCTATGCTCAATGCTTCAGACTTCCGGGGCATAGATACAGTCAGAGAGGTGAGAGAACAAGCTCGAAGAAAGCCCTTGGGATCTGGTAGGTGCAGAATATGGCTCTTTGATGAATGCCATAAGCTTACTGGAGATGCCCAAGAAGCCATCCTCAAGTTATTGGAAGATCCTCCTCCTGATTGTTGGTTTCTACTGGCCACTACCAATCCTGAGAACCTAAAAGTGACTCTTAGGAGAAGATGTACTGAATTTCAGGTGGGGCCAGTATCAGACCGGGAACTTTCTCAACTCATCTTCCGAATTACCAAGAGGGAAAAGAAACACATTCCGGAAGAAGTCATAAAACAAATTTGCCAAGACTCCCTGGGCTCTCCTGGGATGGCTCTCAACATTGTGGATAAAGTAATTGATCTACCCCTGGACCAGATGGCCAAATCTGCTAGGAAGTGGGCTGAGAGAAGTAGCAATGTAATAACTCTGTGCCAGACACTCATGGCAGCTCTGAAAAAGAAAGGAGGATGGAAAGACATCTTGGCCATACTCAAAGATCTTCAGGAGGAGAACCCAGAGACCATACGCCGACAGGTTCTGGAATACTTCAACAAAGTTGGACTGGGGGGAAATGAGTCGGCCTTCTTAGTTGGATACCCATTTGAGCTGGCAGATTGTTACAAGAATGGAAAATGGGCATTGTACTCTGCCTGTTACCAGGCTTTCTTTCCCCCAACTTAAAAAATTATTTACTTTTTAAGAATGTTAGTATATAATATCTCTTGGAAAATTTAAGGAGGGGAAAGAAAATGGACTATGAGAGGGACAAGTTAGTGGACTTGAACAATCTCCACTTTGAGTGGATGAGGCAGGTTCAATTGGCCAAGGACTATGAAGAGGAGGTGGTGTTAGCAAAGAAGAAAGTTGATGACTTCGAGGAGAAGGTGAAAGTGGAAGAAGCTCTTGCTGGAGAAAGAGCCCGGACCAAACTCTCCACTTCTGGAAAGTTCACTGTTGACATGGTAAGAGATGCTGTGATGCTTGACACTGAGTTCTCAGAAAGAAAGGAGGAATACAGGAACGCAGTTCTGGAGTTAGGTCTTTGCCGAGCAGCATCAAAATCCATTGATACCAAGAAGTCAGCTCTTGAAGCTCTGGTGGAGTTATTCAAACGGGAATACTTCGGCACTCCTTTCGAACACCGGGACTATGAGGAATGGGAGGGAAAAAGGTTCACTAAAGACACAGCCAAAGTCCTCAGGGATCAGGCTAATGACCGGGCCAAGGAAGCAGCCCAAAAGAAAAGGAGAAGTTAAATATGGCAGGAAGACCAAGTGTAGTAGACAGGAGGAAGCAGGCAGCAGCCAGGGCACGTCAGAAGGCATCAGAGTCCCAAGCAAGGCATGCTGGATCAGATTACCTGAAGTGGCCTGGAAAGAAGTTCCAACCCAAGGACAAGGCCACAACCCTGTGGTCAGTTATCCCTTACATCGTCAAGGAGAGGAATCACCCGGATGGCTCCGACCTTCAAGATCAACTTTGGTATAAACGCCCCTATGTAATCCATGCAGGAATTGGAGCTGGTGAGTATGGGAAGCGGGTTGTTTGTCCCCGGACCTTCCACCCCAGAGCCCAATGCTCAGTTTGTGAGGATGTTGAAGCCCTCCGCAAAGCAGTTCGGGACCGACGGAAACAACTCACTGAGGAGGAGTTCAAGAAAGAGATGGACTCCGCATCCACTTGTAAAGGCAAACACCGGGATCTTATGCTTGTCTATTCCCACGACGACCAGGAGATATACCTAGTGGACGAGGCCCACGGTGGGGGCAATATGGTTGGGTTCGGAATGCTTCTGGACTCCCGAATCACCAACCCTCTGGCGGAGGAATGGGCGGCATTCTACCTGGATGGTGATGACGGCATGGCCCTCTCCATCACCTGGGCTGGATCTGGATCTGGTGGTAAGATGGACTGGGTGAAGCCCATTAGCATCGACTTCGTTGACCGGAAGAAAGCTCCTGTACCTGCCTCAGTTTGGGAAAAGGCCGTGGAGTTGTCTGAACTCCTGGTCAAGGTATCTGACAAAGAGCTTTGGGCCATGTACCAGGAACTTCCTCCAGAAGAGGAAGAAGACGAAGAGGAGCCAGAAGAAGAGGAGGAGCCTGAGCCAGAAGAATCAGAAGAGAAGGATGAGTTGGATGAGATGGACCGCTCAGCTCTCAAAGCTTTAATCAAGGAAAAAGGTCTGGATATCAAGGTCACCAAGTCCATGACTGATGATGAGATTCGGGACTCTATCCGAGAATCCGAGGAGGATGAGGAAGAAGAGGAAGATGACGATATCCCTTTTGAAGAACCTCCAGCCAAGGAGGAGCCCAAGAAACTAGCAAGAACAAGGACCACAGCACCCCCAACTAAGGAAGAGAAACCTTCCAAGGGTAAGTGCCCGGGTGGGGGCACTTTTGGCAAGGACTTCAATGAATTGGATGCTTGTGCTAAGTCCTGCCCTGATGCCACTTATGATGAGTGTGCAAAGGCCAACTAGATTCAATTAGGTTGTAGAATGCAATTTCCCCTGGAAAAGAAATATCTCCAGGGGTTTTTGGATTCAATAACTGATGGGAGGAGGTGGTAAAGAGAGATGCCAAAATACATCAATGCAAGCCAGGCTCATAAAATTCTAATACGAAAGGGATTCAACTTGAGCTATCCCACTGCTATAAAATGGTTGAGGGATAATGGGTTGGCAAACCAGATTGGCCCATATGGAACAATAAGTGTGGATCTGGAGATGATGAATGAATACCTACACTCATTGACTAAAGCCAAGGAAAATAACAAGAAAGCCAAAAGATCAAATTTTTGGCTTCCTAGCCGAAAACCACCAGGAAGGAAAAAACAAAATGCCGAAGGAGAGAACCAAACCATTAGCCCAGCAAGTTCTGGAAAGAAAATCTGAACCTATATCTATAAAAGAACCTCCAGTCAAGCGGTTCCTATCCACCGGATGCTCAGTCCTTAACTGTATCTTGAGTGATAGAGTAGATGGGGGATGGCCTAGTGGGAGGTTGAGTAATCTGATTGGAGATAGCGATACAGCCAAGACTGTACTTGGTCTCCATGCTCTAGCAGAAGCTTGTAGAAATCCAGCTTTTGATACCTATGATCTCATCTACAATGATATTGAGGGTGCTCTTACTCCAGACACCCTCAATATGTTTGGAAAGAAGTTCCAGGCCCGTACCAAGTTCTTGATACCAGGAGATGAAGACAATCAGCCTCCAAGCACTATTGAAGAGTGGCACTGGAGGCTTTTGGATCGATTTGAAGATGGAAATCCCTTCATAGAAATATTGGACTCCTTTGACTTCCTGCCCAGTCAAGCCGACTTGGATAAGAGCCAGGAGCAAAAGAAAGCATTCATGGCTGGGAAGGAGTCCAAGGGCACCTACCAGATGTCCAAACAGAAGCACTTCAAACAGATGCTAAGGGAGATCAAGGGGATGATCTGCCAGACAGACTCCATTATTATAATCATCTCCCAAACCATTGATAACATTGGGAGTATGTTTGATCCCAAGACAGTAGCTGGAGGTAATGCTCTGGAGTTTGCCAGTAGGATAAGATTCTGGCTATCAAAGCTGGAGACGGACAAGGTTAACAAAAGAATTATAGGTCGGAAAGTCCGATCCAAGTGTAGCAAGAACCATATCACAGGTAAGCTTCGAGAAGCTCCATTATGGGTATATTCTGGACTAGGAGTGGATGATATCCGTACCTCCGTTGATTTCCTGGTTACTGAGGGAGCTTGGAGTAAAGTAGGTGGTTGGATTGCTCCGGATGGAATCACGGACCAAAAGATGCAAGTCAAAGATCTTATCAAATACATTGAGACTAATAAACTCCAGCGTGTACTCAATAAACTGGTACAGAAGAAATGGAATGCTATTGAAGATAGTTTAAAATTGGACCGGGAGGCAAGGTACGAATGAAAACCTCCTCTGCTAAGGACAAGGGCCGAAGACTTCAGAAGTGGGTGGCCGAGAAGATATCAGAACTAACTGGCCTGGAGTGTGGTAAAGATTGCCCATTAGAATCCAGGCCAATGGGTCAGACTGGGCCAGATATAAGGATGGATCCAGGGGCCAGAAAGGCTTTCCCCTTCACTGTAGAGTGTAAGAACACAGAAAATTGGAGTCTCCCTAGCGCCATCAAGCAGTGCAAGGCCAATCTATATCCAGACACTCAGTGGCTAGTAGTGCTTGGAAAGAACCGACTCAAGCCTGTGGTAGTGTTGGATGCGGAGACCTTCTTCTGTCTATTGGAGCAGATCCATGGTAAAGAATCTGAAGATAAAGAACTTCCAGTGCCACAAAGACCAAGAGTTCGAACTCGACCCAGGAGTTAACGTCTTCGTTGGGAAGAGTGGGGCTGGGAAGTCTGCTGGAGTAATCCGTCCCCTCAAATGGTTGGCTTTCAACAGACCTCTTGGGGACTCCTTCAGAAGATGGGGCAGTGATACGACCTGGACCGAGATTCAGTTGGAAGAGGAAACCAACATAGCCCGCAAGAAGTCCAACAAGGAGAACTGCTATGAGATGCTAGAAGGGCGGAAGGATATGCAATACTTTGGCTCCTTCGGGCAGTCACCCCCAGAGGCTATCCAATCAGCACTAAACCTATCAGCAATCAACTTCCAGTTCCAGCATGACCAGCTTTACCTACTGTCCTACAGCCCCCCAGAGGTTGCCCGAGTGCTGAATGAACTCACCGGTCTGGACAAGATAGACAGAGCATTTGCCCGCATTGGTTCCAGACTCAGGAAGGAAACCCAGGAGACCGACACCAATAAGACAATCAAGGAGAAGCTGGAAAAGGGTCTAGATAGCTACAAGGACCTTGACCAGCTGGACTCATCCCTGATGGTCGCAGAGCAGCTAGAGCAACAAGCAACAGACAGAGCCATCAAGGCCAGCTCCTTGAAGTCCATGGCCACCAGAATCAGGAATGCAGAGGAGAGGGTATATCAATTTGATGGACTGGGAAAACTCAAGACCCTTGGAGAAGATTTGGAAGCTAAATTTGCCCTATTTCATGAACTCTCCGATAAAGGGGCAAGACTTTATACCATGACAAGTATGATCGATGAGAAATTGGCCAAAATACGATGCCTAGGCAGGGTGTTTGATCTCAGGAAGGAGGTGGAAAAGCTCCAGGCTAAAGTTTTCAAAGCGAGAGAGCTTCAGGAGAAATCAGAGTCAATAGGATCACTGGCAGCCATAAAGCATAGCCTGAACATTCAGATAGGTGAGATGGAGATAATGCTTGAGGACCTACACCACCAGTTTGATAAGCTGATGCCTGAGCAATGCCCACTATGCGGGAGGAGCAAATGAAAGAAAAACCAGATGCCATCATAGTCGGGGACATACATGCCAGGGATGACCAGCCTCCATGCAGGTTGGACAACTTCTGGGAAACACAGATCAGGAAGTTCAAATGGCTGAGGGATCTGTGGGATGAGTATGGCAGACCAGTGGTGCTTCAGCCGGGAGATTTGTTCCACCGATGGAAGAGCAGCCCTCAGGTGATCTCAGCAGTGATGAACTATCTTCCGCCTATGGTCACCATCCCAGGAAATCCGGGCAAGCACAACTACTACAACCAGGAGGGGTTTGAGAAAGATGCCTTGCACGTTATACAATCCTCATTCTTGGATTGGGAAGTGATGAACAGTTACGAATGCTCGTTCTATGACTGGTTCTCGGTGCATTCCTGTCTATGGGGGCAGTCTCCCAGGCCTTTAGTTAAAACAGACAGCAAGCGAAAAGTGCTCCTCACTCACACAATGATCCTTGACTGTCCGGAGATGTTTGAGGGAGAGAACGGAAATGACTTCCTGAAGAAACATAAGGATTATGACCTCATAGTAACAGGTCACAACCACAAGCCAATGGAGTTTGGCCTGGGTACAAGAGTGCTGGTGAACCCAGGCTCTTTCACCAGACAGACTGCTTCAGAGACCCATAAGCCAAGAGTGTACTTATGGTGGGCCAAGAAGAATAGGATTGAGGCTATATTCATGCTAACAGAAGAGGATGCAATTACCAGAGAGCACATCGATCAGGACAAGGCCAGGGATGAGAGGATTGCCAGCTTTGTTGAGTCCTTGGCCGACAGCACCCTGGATGTCTCAATAGACTTTCTCAAGAACATCATCGGAGCCTTGGAATCGAACAAGATCAGAAGTGTGGTTAAACAACGAGTAATGGAGGCTGTGGAAGATGAGTGACATTGAGGATAGACTGTTGGTCCTGAAGAAGAAGAAAGATGTTCTGTCGGGTAAGCTCGACAGAGCCAAGTGGGAGAAGGAACAGCTGGAGAAGGAGCTTCTGGAGAAGTACGGGCTGAAGACCGCCAAGGATGCCGAGAAGGCAGCAAAGAAGCTGGAGGCGGAGGCAGCAGCAATCAGAGAGGAGCTGGACAAAGGACTGACTAAGATAGAGGAGGACTACAAAGACCTGCTGGAGATGGCGTGATGGACCTGGGGCAACTAAGGGCAAAGGCAGAGCAGCTAAAGGGACAGAGAAGTCAGCTCCAGAAGCAGCTCAAGGAGGCAAGACACAGCTATGTGTCAGCATTCAGAAGTCTCAAGGCGACCGAGGAAGCCAGGGCATTCATACAGAAGGTTGCCGCTCAGACCCAGGAGCAGATCCGCTTCCACATCACCGATCTTGGCAGTATGGCTTTGGAGGCTGTGTTTGGCCCAGGCATCCAGCTCGGACTGGACTTCGAGGAGAAGCGAGGCAAGACCGAAGCAAGGCTTTGTTTCGTGAGAGGAGAGGAGAGGACTGACCCACTGGAAGCTGATAGCGGAGGAGCCAGCGACATAGCTGCCTTTGCTCTCCGATGCAGCTTGCTGATGATCCAGAGACCAGTCCCAAGGAAGCTGCTGGTGCTGGATGAGCCTTTCAAGAACATCAACGACCCAACCAGGGAGATGCATCAGAGAGCTGCTGAGATGGTGAAGGAGATAAGCCAGAGGCTTGGAATCCAATTCATAATAGTGACGATGCTGCCGGAGCTGGCTGAGGTGGCCGACAAGGTATTTACGATCAGGTAAGGAGGAGGGAGAAGCATGAGGCTCGAAAGGCTGAAGATCTGCTTGGACTGTGACAACGTATGGGAGAATGAGGGCGGAGAGGGATGCCCCAAATGCGCCGGGAAATCCTGGCAATGGGTGGCAAATTGGCTTCCTGTTATTAAGGATGCTGAAAAGCCTCAATCTTTAGACAGAGGAGTAAGCTGAGTGGACACCACAATCATAATTCCAGCAAGATATGGCAGCAGCAGGTTCCCAGGTAAGCCGATGGCCAAGATACTGGGCAAGCCGATGATTGAATGGGTTTGGCGGGCAGCTATGGCCACAAAGGACAGAAGCAGAAGAGTGAAGTCAGTCATAGTGGCCACAGACTCAGAGGAAATACACCGATTCTGCACGTTTCTCGGAGCTTGGACAGAGCTGACAGATTTAAGGCACTCTAACGGGACCAGCAGGTGTCTTGAGGTGTGCGACAGGCTAGGGCTAAAGGGAGGGGTGATGATACTCCAAGGGGATGAACCACTGGCCAGCCCAGAGCTTCTTTGCAGTATACTGAAAAGAATGTCGCATATGAATCCAGATCCCAGCCCGGTAACAGCCTGCTGTAAATTCAGCAGTCCACAGGAGATGAAAGATCCCAATGCGGTGAAGGTAGTATTAGGACATGACTGGAAAAGTCTTTACTTCTCCCGCACCTATCTCGAAGGGAGTTTTCGCCACATCGGCATCTATCTGTATGATGTATGGGCTCTCAAGATGCTATCGGAAATAAAGCCCGGACCGCTGGAAGTTTGCGAGGGACTCGAACAGCTCAGAGTGCTGGAGTACGGGTGGAAATTTAGGGTGGTAGAATGGACTTGTGAACCAAGGACTATTTCTGTGGATGTTCCCGAGGACATTCCGAGGGTGGAAGAGGAATTCAGAAGATTTACATCTGCTCAGATTTAATGGATCAAAGGAGAAGAATAAATGGCGGAATCACTTTTCATCATCCCTTTCGGCAAACATCGCGGCTCCGGAATCGAGGATGTGCCAACCTCTTATCTCGAATGGCTGACCGAGCAAGATTGGTTCACCGAGAAATTCTCGGAGGGCACCAAGGCAATCGGTAAGGAACTGGAGTTCCGGCAACGCTTTGGTGATGGCGATGAACCCGATGAAGATCGGAACTGGAACAGAAAACTGAGATGAAACCAAGCATTTGAAGGAGAAGGCGACATGGCGATAAGATGCTTTTATCACGCAGCAGATCTTGACGGCCATTGTTCCGGTGCAATCGTGAAGTACCGATTCCCGGAAGCTATCATGCACCCTATCAACTATGGAGATGAGTTTCCTTGGTATGAGATCAAACCGGAAGATGAAGTCTATATGGTGGACTTCTGCTTGCAGCCGGAACATCAAATGTTGAAACTGTATGAAGTGCTAAGGAGTGACGAAGAAAAAGAGCATGACCGGGATGGTAATCTGTGTTGGATAGACCATCATGTATCGGCAATAAAAGCTATGGAGGATATTGGATGTTATCCTTATGGCAGGACAGGTGTATCCAAAGCTGCCTGCGAACTCACTTGGGAATACCTGTTCCCCAATCGTCCGGTTCCGTTGGCCGTCAAACTGCTCAGTCTTTACGATTCCTGGACGTATCATGGCCACGAACTTGAGGACATGGTTCTGCCATTCCAGATGCGAATGAGGATGGAAGATTTGGACCCGAAGGATTGGGATAGTTCTGGAAAGTGGTGGTATTCTTTTTTCTATATAAGCCACCTAGAGTATTCATGGGTAGGAAAATCAATGACCAATTTTATCGAAGAAGGCTGTCTCCTCCTTCGCTACGACGAAGCTAACAAAGCGAAATATGCCAGGACGTATGCGTTTGAGACGACCTTGCACCTCTTTTCTCACCAAGTTATCCGACCCCGTGCATTCAAAGCCATCGCCGTCAACCTTGGCCATACAAACAGTAAGGTGTTCGACTCGGTTTATGATCCAGCCAAGCACGAACTGATGGTCTCATTCGTCCGCCGCTCTGACAAGCTCTGGAACGTCTCACTCTACAGCACCAAGCCAGAGATTGACTGCGGGGAGATTGCCAAGTCATTCGGAGGCGGAGGTCACAAAGGCGCGGCTGGATTTCAGGGCAAGGAACTGCCGTTCGAGTATTGATATGGGATATTGATGACCGAAACAATCCTTTGCGAAATATGCCATGAACGACTAGCGCGGCCTGGCATGAAAACCTGCTGGCCGCTGCCAAGCACGAGCGGCGCACTCCCGAAGCGCAAATCCTGTACTGGCTGGATATCGTTGCCCTTGAGACTAATTCTGAAGAAAATCTTGCAGGCTATCTGAAGCCTCATGCCGCAGAACTGCTGGAATGCCTGACTGAGGAAGATGTGCCGACATAAAGAATAACTCAGAAAGATAAGAACAAACAATATAAACACCCCATCCTGGTTTAAGCTGAGATGGGGTGTCTGCTTATTTTATATCGCACAGAAGTCTAAGGCTCAGTCACCTCTACACCATTGAAGCAATACCACTTGCCCTCGGTGGAAGTGGTCTCATTGCCAGTCCACCAAGCATACCAGATAGGAGTTGGGCCTGTGGAAAGCCGAACAGTTCCATCGTCTGACCACCAGTTGCAATCTTCGCAGTCGGTACACAGGAAAGTGGCCATGTACCCATTTTCAAGCGTTGTCCAATCAGGTCTTTGGCTAAAGGTTCCTCCAGAAGTAAGAGGAACATTGCCGATATATCCAAAAGGCGTCCACGTTCCAGGTTCCCCATCTGTCGTACAAACCCAGCCTATTGGCTGTCCTACACCAATTGCTCCTGGATGTAGATTCCAGGCAATCTCTCCCTTATAGTGATATCCGGTGGCCTGGTATAGAGGATCTGTGGAATCAGGGGAGGTGATGGCTGTAAACTCCACAGGATTGTGATAGTTAATGCCCCATGGATAGCCGTGTCGGAGTCCTAAATTTCCGCCAATACGGTCCAGCCTCTTGGTGGTATCATCGGCAACATTGTCAATGTTATTCCTGATCACGACTCCAATTATGTCTCCCGGATTGTACTGGGTGTCGCCTAGGAACGAGTAGCAGTAGGAGTCTAATTTAACATCGTCATACCTAGTGGAGTTGTCTTCTTTCTCAAAGAAATTCCCCTCTATCACCATATTTCTGATCTTAAATTCCCCAGCATCAGGAACATATTCGGTCTCATCCCAGCTAGCAGCAGGTCCTCCAGCAACATCTACTTGGATCGCGCTCGTCCCATGCCCAGAGTGTCCTCGTCCCCAATTCTTGAAGTAATTGTTCTGGATCATAACGTCAGACACACCATATGGAGAACCGGAGACAAGGATACCAGCACCCATAAGCTCTGCGAAGATATTGCCCTCGATCTTCGCCCCGTGGGTGCTGGTGAGGGCGATTCCTGCCGGCACGCCAAAACCCATCCCGTATCTGGTGTCATTATCCTCGCCGGTTATCACATTGCCGATGATATTGATGTTGTAGTTTGCGGCTCCAGCAGCAGTTGCATCTGTCCAATTGCCCCCAGCTCTGCCGATCATGTGGATTCCGTAGATGTACTTGTCGGCTCCTCCTCGCCACATGCTTCGAATCACATTATTGGAGAGGGTGACATTCTTGACCTCCCCAGAGTTCCAGAAGCGAACTCCGGTGGAACAATTCTCCATTATGTTGTCGGTCACTTCTACATTCTCAAGCAGGACAGCCCCACGGGATTGGGCGCTCGCTATCCAAACCCCAGGATCGCAGTATAGGATGACATTGTTGGTGGCTTTAGAGTTGGAAGCGTGAAGCTCGATCCCGCCCGACCAAGTATAGGTAGGTTCAGGTTGTTCAATTCTATTTCCGCTAACGATGGTGTTGTTCCACTCGCTGTAAATAAAGCTGAAATCCACGTTGTAATTATTTCCAGGCACTCCGGTCCCACCGCCGTACATCACACAGTCGGTTATGGTCAGACCGGCCCCCTTTGTAGCGCTACTCGTGTAGTTGGCCACAATATTGTTATGTCCTGGGTTGTTCGAAATATAAACATGATCGATTGATACATTGCTCCCACCATCATCTAGTCGGATTGGAATGCTGGTCCTGGTCTTTCCAGACGGTGTCAGGTTGTTCAAACCATTCATGTTAATCTGCAGATCCCGGATCACCACGTTGTCAATATCGAACCCCTGGAAGACATGGGCGTTGCTGGTATCGTCGTTTGGCTGGTCATATATGTGGTCGTCTACCTTGATGGTGGTGCTGTGCATCCCCATGCCAGCAATAGTCATATTGTCTTTGAGGTTGACGAAGTAGTTCTTGAGATAGTTCTTCTCCCCGCATGCAGTAAGATCCTCACACTTTCTGATTTCCTCGGCAGTGAGGAGATAGGTTCCACTGTTGAACTGGATGGTAGACCCAGAGGCAGCAGATTCAATTGCGGAGTTGATGGCTGTGCCCATTCCGGCCGTTCCGTTGGCACTGTCCTTCCACCAGTCAAGATAGATGGTCCCAGGCTCAGTAAAGCTGACAGCGGAGTCCTCGTCAAAGATCTGCTGTTTTGGACTAGCAGTGATGTAACTGGGCGAAGGTATGGAGAGGGTCTTCCCAGAATCGACCTTAAATTGGCCGGTCCCGGTGAAGTCCAGCTTCATGGTGTCTGGAATGGTTATGTCATCTGCCAAGCGGTAAGTCTCAGTCAGCTTCAGTGTGCACCCAGTAGCAGGGCAAGCAGTAATTGCCACCCTCAAAGCTACTGAGTCGTCCGTAACGCCGTCCCCATTAGGACTGAAGGAATCCATCCAAAGGTCAGTTCCGAAGTTGGGTGGATTATCTCCACCACCTCCCCATCCTCCCGTTATGATGTCACTTATGTATTCCAGAATAGAGCTTAGGGCGCTGTCTATTATGTCCATGTTTGTGTTGATCTTTGTGTCCCAATTAGCCGATCCCCTACTGGGCTTTGTGAGGTTGTAGTTGGTGGTATAGGAATCGGCCCACACCAGTCCACCAGCAATCAGGAGTCCGATAGACACGACCACTGCGATTAGCTTCTTCATAAACACTCTCCTTTGATTTACTCTGTTCGCTTCCACATATAAACTACAACATAAGGTGGCAAGTTATTGTGCGCCGCTCCGCCGCCTGTGTTCTGGTTGGTGGCGGTAGCGGCCGGAATCAGGTATTCTCCAGGGTCAAAACCGGAGGACGAAGTATCTTTGTCTGCGAATATATCCCACGTTGTGGCAGTTCCAGTTGTTAGGCGTTTTTCTAGCGAACTCAGGTCGTGTTGATGGGGATTCTGCACATGCGTATGCTCCGGCATCTCGGCGCTGGTGAGCTTATGCGTCTTCTCGCCCCCGGTCTCCTCCGCTGTATCGAAGTCCTCGTCCTCGCTGGTCTGGCCCACCAGGAATTGTCCCTCGGCTATTCGTTCCCATGTGCCAAAGCCCAACAAGGTTCCAGGGTTGGTGGCCAGGACAGACAGGAAGATGGATCCAACCGGCCAGGCAGCTTCTATCCCATCGCCCGATCCTGATGGAGAGGCGGTTTTCTGGTAAGAATACTTGCCGCCAGAGGCAATCCACTGCCCGCCCTCTACGGAGTCTATCAGGTACGGTATGTTCTCCTCATCGTAGGCGCTCCCATAGGCACTTGCACTTGGTGAGACTAGGGGCATCTCATTCCAGACATACTGGGTGAAAGGCATGTGCCCTCCGGGACTATCCGGCTCCTGGATCGCCACCACCATGCTGCCCGACCGAGAAGCTCCCAGCAGGCTTAGCTCTGGGCTGGGATCATCTATGTCTGCAACAGCCAGCACCACAGCTCCAGGAGGTATGGCCCCAGCAGGGATGCTCCCATACCCAAATGAATCAGTGAGAGGAGTCGTAAACTCAATCAGACTCATATGGCAACCTTTCCCGATCCCCAAGAAGAGTGATAAAACATGGCATCTACATATTCCACAAACTCAAATTCCATCCGCTCCCTAGAGTTCTCCTGGGCTGGAATGAGCTTCTTGTTGACCAGCTGGTACTGTATCCTCTCCTCATTTGGCCTGGCTATTGCAAAGGTGTCAAACCTGCTCCCCGTATAAACTCCGTCCACCTCTATGACCTGGGTGTCTTCGTCCCAGGGACCAACAACATCGAGCTCGTATCTGTCTCCATCCGGATCTATGGCGAAAAACTTGGCCTTTCCGGAGTAGGTGGCTGCGGCCATGTTCACGTACTGATCCAGGCGTATGAGTGAGGCGGAGGAATGATCTCCTCCCAGCCTTCCACTGAAGGAGTGAACATTAGTTGGGTGGATTATCTCCACCACCTCCCCACGTTCGCAGAATATTGCCTCGGGACCAGTCTGGAGCTTCCCATGTCTGGTGATCATCTCCGTCTTCTGCATCCTGAATGTTGCCTCTCTTAAAGCCTGGTCTCTGGTTATGCAACCCCTAAGCTCGATAGATGCTATCTTGGGCTGTGTCGTGAGGGACTCAAACCAGGTTGCCTTGGCTATCACTGATGTGCGCTGGTAGTTCCTTGCACTGTCCCAATAAATAATCTCAACAGCATCCACCTTCTCTGGCTTCTCATAGGTTTCCCAGGAAAAGGAGTTTTTGATTATGTTGCCTCTGGAGAAGACATAGGAGGAAGTTCGGGGCTTATCGATGAGAACAGTCCATGTATCTCCATATTGGACTATTTTCGCCCTTCCTACTTGCTCCACGTGGTAGAACAGATTATCGCTGACGCTGCCATTCTCATCAAACGCTATGTGACACTCAGCCCTCGCCACACCGTCTACAAGACCAGAGCACCAGAGCTCCCACTCCTCCCAGGCAGTCTTGTTGATCTTGGTAGGGGAGATGCCCCGTCCTGTTCTTGGGTCAGTAAGCCCAAAATACGCCACATAGGGAGGACAGTAGGCAGTCACATTCATATATCCTGTATCAGCCCAGTTCCTCACGGCAACTAAGCCTCTGCTCTGCACTATCCTTATGGGAGGGACCTGGCCGCTAACGTTGTCGGTGGCCTTAATTCCTACTGTGACCATTTGCACTCCGGGATAGAGCAGA